ATGGCGAATTTTCATTTGCCTTATCAAACAAATTAATTTTACCATCTTGCCCAAGTCTTAAAATAGCTCTATCCTTCAATTCCTTTTCAATAATCTTTGCAGCCTTTGTAGCTGAAATAGATGTCTTACCTTCTAAGGCTCTCACAAGTTCACTGCCTAAGACTCCATCCAATTTATATTGGCTTAAATCAGCTTCGTATTGCGATTTGTATTTACCTTCAATAGAATCTCTTTCTAGTTCTAAGGCTTGAATTTTCTCATTTGCTAAATCAAGCATGTTCTTAATTTCATTCGGCTCACTTCCATCTTTACTCATGGCCTTATCTTTTAAAGCCTTAAAAACAGCGTTAATAGTTTTGTCCTTATTCGCTGGATCGCTCATTACCTTTTCAATTTCTGAATTAGTAAGAACAGAACCAAACTCTTTATTGGCAAGCAATACAGCTTCCTTCATGTACTTACCTTTATGCGACTTTCTTTCTTCGCTAAAGTTTGCACTTAATTCAGACTCAATAAAAGGCCGTGCATATTTTTGCGCACCTGAAAGAACAGAATCCAATACCTCTTGATTATCCGTTTCATCATCCATTAATGCGTTATAAACTTCATCAATGTTCTCGACTCCGAAATTTTCCAATAAGGCTTTTAATTTTTTAGACATATATTTTAGTTTTTAAGTACCACAAGTTTTACAAAAACCACCCGAATTAAACCCGCTTACGTGAGTATTAAATATTATTTTTTTTTAGACTCCAATTTAATCCAATCCTTTGAGTATTTCTGCTCAAAATAACTTTCTTTTACAATACAAATCCCGCCTTTGCCGTCTTTACGTTGAATCGCACATTGACCACTTTTTAAATTAAATTTGGTGGCAATAGTTACAACAGGTTCAACGGATTCAATAGTTTCTTCGATAACTAATTCGGCCGTTGCTTGAGGTTGAACATCATCTTGCAATAATTCGGCTTCAATTGGTTCAATATCTTTTTTCTTTCCCATTATTTGACAATTTTAAGATTAGGATTTTTAGAAACTAGCTTTTCGGCATATTTGCGCTCAACGGCCATGGCAATTACTTTATTTGTCGCTCCATTTACTAATTGAACCTTATCACCTTGAACGAATTTATTTGTAGTTACTACAATTGGTTTTACTTCTTCGTTGGTAACAATCATTTCAGTTTTTGGGGCTTCTACAATTGGATCAACATCTTGCATAGTTACTTCAACTATTTCAACTTCTTTAGTTTCAATAACCTTTTCTTTTTTAGGTCGTGCCATTGCAAATGATTTAATACTACAAAATTAGTTATTTTTTACAAATAACAAGAATTATTTTTTGCGCTTAGGTATTGCCGTATGCGTACAATTAAACCCACCGCAATTACTTGAAAAGTTTTTAGCGGTTGTATTTGGCATCATACCCCCATATTTGTGTATGCCGTCAATTACTTTCTTTTCGGCTTGACCTTTGTATGCCATTCTAATTTCATAGCTTAGTTGATCTTGTGGTATAAAACCTTTCATTTCTCGTACCCAATGAAAACATTGCCCTCGTGTATCTTTTAAGGTACCGCCAACGTATGACCATCCCGCCAAGTCTATATTTTCTGCTATGCTTGTAAATTGTTGTCCTTGCATGCCTCTGATTGAATCGCGGGCTATTTGGGTGCTGTAACTTGTTAGCCTTCCGTTTTTATCTTCATTGCCAATAATAAAATCGCTTAATGTTTTTTTAGCCCTATCAATTGAACCTCCATAACTAATTGACTCATCCAATATTTTTAAAATAGGTGTTTTGAAATCTTCAGCTACTCCAGACTTGAGCAAAGTGTTTGATGTCAGGTACTGCCATTTCTTTTCAATGTCGGATAATTGAACTACACGGGCATCAATCCCGCCCACTTCATTGAGCAAAGCACTTGTATTGATAGTTACCTTGCCAAAGTCTGAAATAAACAAATTTACGCTATCGGCATAACCGCCCGTTATCATGGCTTGGTCAATGGTAGTAGCTAATTCTAGTAAAGTATCTAAAGTTAACGGACCGCCAATAAATTCACCGCCTGCCGTATCTAGTTTATCAATAATTGAAAATATGCTATCTAATACACGCTTTTCAATTAACGGCATCCGTTCAATTAACAAGTCCGTTAATTGTTCTTTTAATAGGTCATTTTGTGAAATTATTTTAGACATTATAAATTCCTTGTGGAACCAAAGCGTTTATTCTTTCATCAAATATACTTACCAATTGATTAATTTCTGATTCAATAAATACTTCTGGCATCATTTCTTTAGCCATGGATTTAAGTACTAAATACCCCTTTTCATGAATAACTTTGTCTTTGTCGGTATAGACTCCGCTAAGTAATTTAGCACGCAAGGCATTGCCAGCTATACCAAACAATGGGTCCATTAAATACATTACCTCATTAATCTTCAATTGTACTTTATCATCCTTATACAACTTAGAATTAATCATGTAATTTAATTCGGATAAAGTTTGAGAATCGTCTGTTTTTGATTGTAGGCTTGAAAAATCATTTAACAAATCACTATCCGACATAATATCAAACTGCTTAGGCTCTGATACATAAACCTCTGAACTACTTTTATTGAGGTTTACAATTCGGCTTATTTGAGTAAGGTTTTTTCTAACTATATTGAATAAGTAGTTAGAAATTGACTGATAAAAATAGTATTGATCTTTACGATCTTCTTTTTTTGCATCTCCACTTTGCACGCCTTCAATTACTGATTTGATATGTAATGACGATTCGCATAAGTGGTAAAATTCTTTCCAACGTTTTAAATGGTATTCAGGTATACCAACGTCAGGTGTAATGAATTTGGCAAGGTCTTGCATGGTACCACCATTGCGGGCTAAAGTTTCTTCGCTAATTGTAAGGAATTCCCCTGGATTATGGCTAGTAGTTCCTTTGCCATTACATGAAGTACAATTTATTTGCCCAGCATTCGGGTTGTTAGGATCATAATTAATAGGGTCATAGTTTGGATCTGTTACCTTTCCAGAACCCGCACACGGCAAACAATCATTTTCGACTATTTGCACAAACGGATAAGAATAATTCTTGACCATTGCTTCATCATCCGACAAGTTACGACAAAGCAAATCTGACCAATTTTGATAAGGTTGTAAAAAACTATTCACTTCTCGGTCAATAGTCATTTTACCAATGTTGTGAGGGTTTACATAAGTTTCTCCATTTTTGGATATTGTGTATTGTTCTTTATCATCAATAAAATAAATATGACCTTCGTAGTAAAATGCGATACTATGATAGTCATACATTATAATATCTTCGCAACTAATACAAACTATTTCAGGTACATTGTATTCTGATTTTGAATGTTCTTTAGCTTCTAAAATTGTACCAATATAACCAACGGGATTATTTACGATAAAAGTAAATATCTCGGCTAATTTCAATTCCTTATTTTCTAACGCTTTCATGGTCAATTCATCCGCACTAATTGAAAATGAATTACGATTCAATACTGAGCCAATAAATGAATTTTCGAATTTGTTGTAAATTTCTTTTGCAACGGGTGAAAATATTGATTTTCTCCATTCATACATTGAAGGCGTTTCATTTGGGTGTCTATTCAGTAACCTATTTTTGAAAAGGTCATCATATTTTTTATGATATGATTCAGGTGTTACAGAATATCCCGCTGTTGTTACGAATGCTGGACGCGCACCGCTTGTATGAATCTGAACAGCACGGCAAGCCTCAATATCCCGCTTGTGGTCAGGATAAAGAGGCATTACCTTTTTGCCGTTCTTTAATTCAAGGAATTTATTAAAATCCATTTGAATTTTGTTTTTTGATAATTAGTATTGAGGGAATAATTGGACGTTGTAAATGTACGTTTTTTGCGTGCCAGTTCCAACGAAGGCAAGGCGAACAACTTTCACACGGCCCGCATTTGTTGTACCGTTTCCATATGCTCTAAATATCCAATTTGCAGGTGCTAACGCTGTAACTTGTAATGTATCACAATTTACGCCAGTCGTTCCTGCTACTTGGTGCATATTGGTAAAGTTTGTACCATCAATACTTCCTTGCAAAATTACTTTGAAGGTTGAAGTACCCGAAACATTTGTACTCGCATATTGAACACGATAACTGCCTGTTTTCTCGGATAACAAAGAACTGATAGGACTTGTAAAATACAATGTAC